TGCTTCTCAGAATCATGAGTCTCCGCTACTGCTTCTAGTGAAGCGATAGTTTCGTCTCTCTTCTGAACCTGAGCCTGTAGCTCTTCCAGCTTCTCAGAAACGGCTTTTTCGTCCATTTCGGATAGCTGACTAACAAGCTCAGCATTCTTATCGTTCGCTTCAGCTAAATTTTGCTTAAGCTCTGCGATTTGATTCTGAAGCACAGCATGTTCATCTGCCATGTTACTATTCTCCTTTACAGAGTTTATAAATACTTCTTCGATTTCAAAAGCTTTACTATCACTGAACGATAGTCTGTCTTTCAAAATAATACTTCTAGGATTAGCTGGTTTATTCACTAAACCTTTACCAGAAAAGGAAATATTCCTTAATAGTCTACCAAGTTTATGTCCTTCATACTCTCCGTTTCCTCCATAAGATCTAAGATGCTTTGTTAAGAACGCGGAACCCTCATTTCTTGCAACAACTTTGTTTCCACCGTCTGGAGCTATTACGGCATAATCAAAGTTATTAAATAAGCATTCCATCGAGACAAACCATTTTCCCTCTTCAATTTCCTGAATTAAGTCATTCACCCTTTCCCTTCTTTCTAAGGATGACCAACTTTTATAGATTACAGCCCCAGTGACAATCTCAAATTGCTCTGGAGCCTTCTCTAAGTCTTCTAAGATAGCATTCCCGCTAAAGTCAACTACCTCATTCGAGGTGATATGACCAATGATATCTTCCTCGTTATGCATGTAGTTAAACTGTTTATCCTCTGGCGTTTTTCTAGCGACCCATAACTCGTCATTTGAAAAAACATCATCGTTCTTATTCCAACCCGTTGAAACCAAAACAGACTTTAAATAGTATAAGTCCATTTGATCTTTGTTCTCAGCCACAGTGCTATCATTAAAAATAACACTGGCCTTTTCTATATCAGGCTGATCAGGGGTATACGGAACGGCTGTGGATACAAGAGCTATAGTATTTTTTGCCAGAACCTTTTCGGATAAACCAGCTTCTATTTCGGATTTGTATATTTTCATATTTTAACCTCAAATTATTATACACCAGAAAAGACAAAAAATCGAAAATTAAACGTCCATCAGACACATCGCGCAAGCAGAAGTATGGATATTTCTTAACTCATCTATGTTAGGACTTCTGCCATTCTCCGTGTTAAAAGATTCGTTTAAAGATGATAACGTCTTAATTACATTGATGTCTGGAGGAAGATTATTTTCTAGGGCATTATAGACAACGTCTGCGGTTACATCAGTGTTGGGTTTTAGGTTAGAGAGTATTGCCAGTTTAATGTACTCTAGCTCGCTCATCTCGCTTTTTGTTAGTCCTCTCATATTTTTCTTCTTATAGTGCGCAAGTAGAGCAGGATTAACTATCTCAGATATCTTTTTCTGTGAATCGCATGCCCACAACAACAGATTAACAAATTCATAATTAGCAGCAGTTCTCGGCTTCACAACCTTTTGCTTTCTCGGTCCTTGATCCTTAGAGTTCTTCGGCCTCCCGTCTTCTGGGCGCCCAACCGGCTTTTGCTGTTTCTGCTGTAGTTGAAAATCTCTTTCTTCTTTTTCTTTTCTCTCCTGTTCCGCTTTATCAAACTTAGGTCTATTTTTCGGAACTGTTAGCGCATTATCCCCCGCCTCATCTGAAGGAACCAGACCTAGCTCGTGAGGAGCCATCGTGTCCTTTGTAAGGGCAATCTTCTCAAGATCGTTCCTATGCTGCGGGTTATGGTATGGTCCTGCTTTCGGAGGCATTTTTTGGTTTTCTCTGGTTTTATGTTCTCTATTAATCCTAATTCTTTCAATGTCTGGAATTTCTCCAAATCTTTCTTGAAGTGTCTCGGCACTGATTATGTCTCTGTCGGCAAGCTGAACCAGAAGATTCTTCTCTGCTGCCTCGTCAGATAAAATCATTTGATCAAAGTGGACTTTAGCCGGAAATCTAAAGCCCATCGCCCTCTGTACGATTTCCACCTCTTTATTCCAAAAACTGAGGAGAACACTTCTCCCGTATTGCAGTCTTTCCACAAGCGTCTTTAGAGAGATAAAGTTGTTTGTAAAGCCTCCTCCATTACCGGCCAGCCCTGTAAGAGTTGGAGGTATTCCAAGTCCCGCATAAACACTGTTAAGAACTGGTTCATATTTCTGAGAGCCTAGAAATTTAAAAACCTGACTATTAGATTCTTTGAAATCAAGCTCTGGTCCCCACACGAGATCCATAGTTCCGCCACCAACATTACCAGCCAAGATGTTTCTAAGTTTGTTGATTGCAGTTTTGGTGGGTAGAATCTTATTGTCCAGATCGCCCAACTTCCACAGGCGAATGTTAGAAATGGCGCCATCAAGAGCAGCCATATCCGCCAGCTTCATCTTTTCCAGCATGACAACGTCATCCAGAATTGCATAAATCATTGGCTTTGCCCAAACCAGCCAATCATCTTTTTTGTAAAAGAAAACAGAAGTCTTTTCCGGGTCTAACGGGATAGACTTCTTACCCTTCCTGATAGCATCCGCAAGATCTGGAGGCAGGGCTTTCATTATCTGCTTATGTTCTGGGTCGTGACTCTTGGTCGCAAGATTTTTTATTAAATCAGAAATCTTTAACTTATACTTTGTGCTACCAGCAAAAACTCCTAACTCGCCACCAATAGCATCAACAGAGAGAGGATTTAGCAAGTCATATTGCCAAGGTATTTCTCTTCTGAACACCTTAATATCTTCTATGACCATGTCTGGAGAAGCGGAGATCTTCTTAAATTTATCCTCGGTACTCTTGTTTATTCTGGCCGTTCTTCTTTTGACAACTACGTTACCACATCTGTAAAGAGTATTTAGAAATCTTTCAGACCTCTGCACCCCACCAACTTTCTCAAACCATCTCTTATAAAACTTCTCGATCTTTTTGTTGGGATGAACCAGCGTTACTCCCTGACACGAAAAGTCTCCCATAAGATCAATTACGTTTTTTATTATTCCCACTTTGTCATAAGCATTCATGCACATCCGCATAATGTCTTTTTGCTTACGAGGAATAGCCTCATGTCTTCTGAAGCGATAGTAGTCATCTCTAACAAAATCACTTCTGACAGAACGGTTAGGCTCTACGTCTAGAAATGACCTGTGAGACGCGGTGGACATCATTATGCCATCGTAAGCCTCTACGGCATCGGAGGAGGCGTCCAAAGCGTTGGTCTTTTCAGCATCGCTTGACCAAGTTACGAAGGCGGGTTCTGCTTTGTGGTCTTGTATGGGATCTGTCATTTATATTGATTCCTAAACTAATGGGACTGTCAATTGGATTCATCTATAATATCATACACCATTTTTCTCGCCTTCCATAATGAGAGCGCCAAACATCCCTATAGAAGTTGGTCCGGTTGTGTCAAAGGTTGCGCTGACAAATTTTCCGCCGTATTTACCCTTAATTCTCTTAGCTTCAATTAACTGTCGTGGATTTTTCCATCCTGAACCGGTCCATTCATAAGGATGGTCAAAACCTCCTGTCTGTGGCATTAATGAGATACCGGTTATTATTGTTGGGCTTGTTTCACCCCTAAGCTCCAATATTTGCTGTATCCACCATTCCATCTTACCCTCATTAGACCAAGAGTAAAATACGTCTGGAACTACGTCCCGATTTTCTTGCAAGTATTGTATTGCGTCCCCATGTTCTACCACAGCATCGCACTCATATTCCCTCTCTTTTGCAATCATTGCGGGTTCTTCATTAAACTCTACACTTACAACCTTGCTAGCGTATTTTGAGAACTCGTATAGAACATCTCCTTCATGGCATCCGACCTCAAACACAAACTTTCCATTTATATATTCTTTAAGTTCTTCCGCAAAAGCTTTTGCCCTAATCTTATTAGACTCTCTATTAAACTTCCATATCTCGCCAGTCATCTCGTTAACTCTTTTTTGATATTTATCTTTAAGATCATTAATATTTCTAATAGACATCGCCTATCCCTTCGGTAAACCAAGCGGGACCAATATAGTCTGGTCCAGCCTCTTTTTCTGCCTTCATCTGTTCTGCAAAACCACCTAGAGTCTCATATGTTATAGGTGCTGGAGTTCTCTGTATTGTTCTTGCCGCCATGTTAGCCATCAACAAAGAACTATACCTGTCCTTTCTCAGTCGATCTTTTCTTCCACCGGGAATCTTTATTTCAGGAGTGTCCCACTTATCTCGCCCTGAAGGGGTCTGAGTAATGATTATCATAGAAAGCTCATTCTTAAGCTCCTCTATCTCCATTACACAGTCCTCTAAGGTGTCCATCTTTCTTTTTACTACATTATCATCTATTGATGCAAGACCTAAACTGATAGCATCAAAGAAGGGAAAAATTAACACCTTATCTTCAAAGTCTTTTCTCATACCGTGATTAGATTGTCCCAGCCACTCTGAATTCGCAAACTGACACATCTCTAGGATATGCAGACCGGCGTTACCGTCTGTGTCCTTTTCCTTATCCTCTTCTATTATCGGCCAAATGGGAAGCTCACCCTGTCGTATCTTGTCTTTGTCATGAAGAGCCTCCATTACCGCTATTCCACCACCCTGAGCGTCCATGGCAACCCTTTCACATGGGAAGACACCCATCAGGTCTCTGATCTTTCTCGCACAGTAAGAATAAAAGTCTGTCTCGCTGACAAGACCCATCTTAACCTTTTCTTTATGCTCTCCTCTTGTTGTGGTCCAACAATGAACAATACGTCTATGTTCTGGGCGTAGCTCTACCACGGTAATACTAAAGTTATCAACTTCCGATGCGGGGTCTACACCAAATACATATTTAAGATTTGGGTTGCCTTTTAGTACAGGTTTAAAATCCGCCTCTCCGCTCGGGAACTTTATGCGATTTTCATTCGACACAACACAGGACTCTATCAGGCTTCTTTTGAAAAACCCTTGGCTGTCTGTGGTGAAACATGCCCCAAATTCCATTTGATAGATACCGGAATGAACGGTCGCTCTAGATCTGGCTACCTGAGCGGCATCTAAAAACCCTTCTGGCAGAAGCTCAAACGGTATCCTAATTATGCTGTACTGCTTCCAATCAAATCCGTCTGGTATATCTTCTGATCCAAAGATCTCCGTAATTTTCTTAGGCTCGCCCTTACTAGAAATTATGGACTTCCACCTTTTCCAGTACTCCGCAAAGTGGTTGAAGTCATAGTATGCCGTACCAGACAGAACGATCTGGTTTGCAGATACCTCTGATATCTCCTCGCCTTCAAACTTTTTGCCGAGTTCCTTCGCCTTCTTCTTAGCCGCCATCATTTTTACGTTTTCTATGGGAGTGGCTGTAACGGCAGCAAAACCGGCAACTACGTTCTCAAAAATCTCTCTAGGTACAGACGCGAACTCGTCGGTAATAATGTCGTTGGCTCGTTGACCTCTAATCTTAGTACCATCCCCTAATGGTAGGCATGTGACTGTGCTGTCATTTATTGTCATGCGGCACATGTCAACGTCACGTCTTGGTCCGCTGTTTGCCGAAACCATATCTCGTAATATAGGGGCATTTTCCCATATCGTATTCATATACTCAAAGAGAACCTTTGATTGTCTAAAAGCCGCACCAACGATTATTATTTTTCGTCTAGGTAGAAAAAAAGCGCGGAGCATGGCGTATAAAGATAATATAAAGGATTTGCCAAGTCCGCGCGACCCGATAAGCATCGGGAATTTTCTATACCACATCTCTTTCAGTATTAGAGCTTGAACCGGAAGAAGGTCTATATTGAATATCTGCTTACATACAAAGCTAAAATATTCCGGCTCCATCATTAACCAAGCTAGTCGTATATGAAACTCTTCTGGATCGTCTTCCGATATGAAATGAACCGGATTAAATAAGTCTTTTTCATTTACATCGATATTGAGCCAAGCATCATCCAATACCGATTTAACCTTGTTATTCATTTAGACCTCTAGAATTTTCTCAAATATCTCGACGGCTTTTTCTTCAGCAGAATGGCGGTTCTCACAGAAGATGATTTCTACGCCATACTTCTCTTCGTAGTCATGCAGTTTTTTACGCATGAATTTCCCATTCATTCTCAAGTATCGCCAACGACGTTTAGGAATGCTGGACCCGCGTGGAAACTGCATCAGCCGACTCTCGGAAAATTCACATACGATGTAAGGGTATTGAAAAGACATCATACGTTCTAGTTCTGCCTCGAACTGCACCCTCTTCTTACCGAGGTTGAGCGCAAGCTCGGCAGTAGTCGCCTTCCTTTCGATTATCAAGAAGTCTTCCCTGCCTTCTATTGTATAATCGCCCGTCTTTAGCCCTTTCGAAAGCGTACCTACACAGCTATCGTAGATGTCGAAATTCCATCCATTCTTCTCTCTTGTATCTTGTATGACAACAAACTTAGACATCCTTCTTTACCAGCTTTATCTTAGTTATTCTATAGTTTTCTTTTATTAGTGATGCCGCCTTTAGATAAACGGAAAGTTTTGCTTTCTTGTCACCTTTTAGGCTTTTAGCCCTACGGTCTGATCTTATTAGTTCGTATAAGACATCTGCCACAACTGAACAGACTTCGTCTGGATCTTCGGCGTTAAGCTTTATGGTAATTTCATCCTTTACGTAGTGAGTTAATCCAAGTTCTTTTAACTCATCCTTCACCTTGCTTATGTCTATGTACACCCTGTATTGGTTCATCTAAATCGGACCGTTTCTTTTGTTCAGCACATTCTGGACAACACCACATGGGTTCCTTGTGAGGTTTTGC